CAAACATTCCACCAAAGTTACCGCCGAGCATTTCACCTTGTCCTCCACTCATTCCAAATAAGCCAAGTAGCGATTTCAGCACGGCCATCTTGATCAATTCCTGAATAATTTGTGCCGCCATGTTCATAAAGGAGTCGGCTATACCCATGAACATGTCAGACAGCACTTGGGTGACAGTCTTTGTTCCGGAGATGATGTCTCTGACACCAAAGGTCATGGCTTTAGACATTGCCTGACCTACACCGTCCGCAATTGTGGAGAGTTGTTGGAAGCGTTGAGCAAAACCGTCAAACTCAGCTTGCCTCTCGGCATCAAACAGCTTCTGCTCTTTGAGCTTGACAAATTCTTCTCGCATCAAGGTAGCTTCTTTCGATGGATCTGTCTGCCATCCCGGCATCGCTACTTCATTGGAAGCCGAAATGTTGGCCATCACAGCCATAGCATCGATCCGGGCTTTCTCAAACGTGCTGAAGTTCAACTGCTGTCCGAGGGAGGCCATACCGCTGTTGATACTCTTAGTCGTTTCAAGCGGGCTATCAGTCCGCATTTGTTGCATGCTTCTCAGTGCAGCCTTGGCACGCTCAGCCCCCAGTGCTTGAAGCCGTAGATCTACCTCCTTTTTCAGCTGCTCCTCGGTCCCTCCTTTGCCGTAGAACCTCTCTCTAGCTTCTTCCTCTAGTTTTGCTAGCTGCTCAGCGTTGAAAAGCTTATTTTTGCCGGTGGCGTCGGTCATCTCCGCCGCCTTCAGCATGGTCTGGGCAAGTTCTTTTTCAAATTTGTTGACGTCCGCTATCTGCTTGGCATAAATCTCTACCTTCTCTGGGTCCATGCTCTTTGAGGAGGCTTCAAAGTATGCCTTGGTCTGGATGACGAGGTCCCTGAACTGTTCAACAGGAATGTTGGGGGCCAGTCTCTTAAAAAATTCGTTCAGATTCTCAGCGTCTGTCACCTCTTTAATTGCTGCGTTCGTGTCGTTGATTTGTTTTGTTAGTCCAAGAATCTTCCGCTTTGCTTCTTCAAACTTGGCGGTGGATGGTGCGCCAGCAGCTGCAGTATCAAGGTTTGGTTGTGATGGTGACCTGCCAGAAAGATTAGAGTTGTAGTAATTTTGTAAACTAGCTAGAGATTTAACCGGTTGGTTATATCTACTTTTTCCAGAAAATAATGGGAAAGAAGCCCATTCAGGGGCCAGGGCATTGGAAACACGTGCGCTAAGCCCTTCTTTGCGAATAGTCTCAAATCCGCCAATAGACTTTAAACGTTCACGTATTAAAGCTGAACCAGCAAGATCTTGTTCTAAAGGTCCAAATTTTGTTAGGCCCAAGCGCGATGCTGTGCGTTGCCAGGTATCAGGCATAAATTGATAAGCACCTGCGGCTGCACTGGCGTAACCGCCGCTTCTAATAACACGATCAGGATGACGGCTTAAATCCGAAAAAGTACCACCTCCAAACATTGTTTGATAACCCTTTGAACCAGCTGTGCCTTCTGCAAACCGAATAGTTTTCAGGAGGGCTTTCCCTTCTGGAGAGCGGCGAAAAGCATGTAAAATAGCGAGCTCATTCCCACCAGCTGTAGGTGCCCTCTCTTTTGCTGGCGCTGTCCCCATATTTTGTATAAATCTTAATATTTCTGCAGTCCCAGCTCCAACTACTCTTTGATTGGAGACATTCTGCATAGATCCACCAGCAATTCTGACTGCATTACTATCACCAATAAATGGTGAATTACCGTACTTTTGTCGGATTCTTGTTGCCTCGGACATTCGTAAATGTAGGGGATCATTGGAATCATATTTTCCTTTCTCTACAGTTGCACCTGAAGACGCAGCAGCTTCTTGTACTGCTTTTGATACTTCTGCAAATTTACCTTTGTCATTCGGGGGAACAACAACTACACCATATCCTTTTTGTTGTAGTTCTTTAATCGCCTTCGTTACATTTGTCTTTGCAGTTTGGGGACTACCATAATCATTAGTACCCGCAGCTAAAACAACAGTTGGTTTTCGATTACTAGCACCACCAGGACGATTTGTTTCACTGTCTTCAGCCCCTCCGCGAGGTGATGCGGCGGCGCCAAGATTTGCCAGCTCCTGTTGCTTCTTTGAGTAGTCCGCAGCGTCCATTTCGATCTTGGCACCCTGCTTTTTCAGGTCAAGGACTTTTTGAGCAATATCAAGCTTGTAATTTTCAAGCTCTTTTTCCAACTCTGCGGTCTGAATCAAGAATTCGCGGCGCTTGGCCTCAATTTGAGCTTCGCCTTTCTTCTTCTCAACGATGTAGGTGTTTAATGCTTGTAGTGCCTCAGCGGATGCTCCTTCCTCACCATCAATCAGCTTTTGATTGCGGCGGTTCATCTGCTGTACCCTTAGTTCTTCCTGAGAGTTAAACAACTCAACCTCTTTTCGGGCCACTTCCATTCGGGCACTAAACTCGGTGTTAGCAACCTCGCGGGCTAGCTGCTTTTGCTGCTCGGCAAGTCTTGCATTCTGATCAGCAAGGGACTTGGCGCGGGTGTTGACTTCCTGATTGAGAGTTTGCTTTTTTTGGCTCCTTTCATATGCCGTCTGGGTATCTACGTACTCCTTCTCAGCGCGAAAACGCGCACCAACAGCTTTTTTCTGTTCATCCGTTAGTTGTAGAAGATTATATTTAAGCGCGTTAATACCTTGAATATCTAGTCCAAAAGCAAATGTCTCCCTAGATTTAAGCTCTTGCTTCAGATTCTTAATTTTTTCAGTCAAATCACTTACTTTTTTGTCAGCTTCAGCAAATGCATCCTTTTGTTCACTGAGTTTAGCTGTAACCACACTTTCGGCCAGTTCCTTCTGAGCTCTTGCTGCGGCGGATGAATTCTCATCTACATTTCTTAGCTCTCCATTGAGGGCTTTAAGGGCGTCTTTTGCTCGCTTATCGCTGGCAATCTTCTCCTGAGCACGCTGCCATCGGCCAAAGGCATCAACTAATGCTGTAATTAATAGCTGGCTTACCAACAACAAAGCATTGAATTTGATCATATTCCCAATCATCGTCCTCATGCTGTTGTCAAGGGCGTTTGTAATCCCTTTGAAATTCGACATTGAAACTCCGGCACCTTGAGCTGCCTTACCTGTTGCTGTTAGTGCAACGCCAAGATTGGTGACTTGTGCTGTTCCAAAACCTACTTTGGCTGCAAATGCTGTGATTGCTTCACCTAAGGCCGTGAAAAGCGTGCCTGCGAGAATTAGGGCTTGCCCCAAAGTGCGGGCAATTGTAGTCGCAACCCCTATGACCACACCCACGACGGTTTTTATCATTGCGACGAGCGCAACCCCGGTGGCAATGAGCTTTACAAAACCCATCACACCAACGGTTTCTAATAATTTGAACTGTGCAGCGAGCGAGCTGAAGTACTGCACAGCGGGTAGCTGGAGGAATTGTCCGTATAGACTGAGGAGCGAGGAAGTCGCTGAGATCAGAGGCTGTGCTGCAGCCAGTAAATTTTGGAAGGATTGTAGTAGCTGCTTGAAAACTTCAACTTTTAGACTAATAAAACCGGCGGCCAAATTACCGAATCCCTGGCCTAATTTTCCAATACTTACAACAATAAGATCAAATATATTCCTCAGGGGCTCAGCAATTTGGGAGGCTAAAGCAGCTATTTTTGTGCTGACTTGGTCGATGGCTTTGGCAGCAGAGTCGGCCATTTCTTTTGCTTGAGCTTTCCCACCGCTTACTGTTCGGGCATTACCTATTGATTGAGTGCCAATGATTGAAGCTGCTGCTCCAAATCCTCCTCCAAGAGCTTCCGCTGCTGCCAATGCCTGATCTTTAACACCGCTGAGAATGGCATAGACCTTGTTAAGGCCAGCTACCAGGGGATCAACAAACGGGGCTCCAAAATCTTTTTGCAGCAGCTCTAAAAAATCCTTTAGGTTTGAGGTAACACCACTAAAGCTTGTGGCTGCAAGCTTTTGCCCTGCAACGGCGGTAGCTAGTTTATTTTTAATGAACCCAACTACACCTTCAACAGATGTTTTAGCCTTCTCGATGTCTTCGTTGTTGATTTGTAGCGCTTGTGCCAGGTAGGAGTCAGGGGTAATGTCGCCACGGAGGATTGATCCTACCTCCTGGCGTGCCTGATACAGTGGAATACCGAAGGTTCCTAGAGCACCGGAGAAGGCGACGGCAAGGTCCTCCGCATCCTTGAGGTTTCCTCCAATCGAGCCGATCTGGGAGGCAACCAGCGAGAAAACCTCGACAACATCTGAACTGGTAACACCGGCTAGATCCAGCGCCCGTAACCGGATGCTGTCAATCCGCTTCTCAATAGCCCCCGTCAGCGCGTTGATGGCCTTAAACGGGTCTACGATCTTTTTTTCACCAACAAAAACGTCGTTGGTGGAGGCCAGGGCTGTTTGAGTTTTAAGAATTTGCTCGCGCAGAGCGATCTCCTTGCCGATGGTTGCCTTGAAGAACCCCCCGAAAGCGCTGTTGAGTACTCCGGTGATTTGCTGGAGGCCATAGAGGGCAAAACCAACCTTGGAAAGATTATTGATGAGCTTGGCTACGGCACCAATCGACCCTTCAAAGCTACTTTTGAGAATATTCCCTGCCTTAGCACCCTCTTTCAAATCATTGGAGATCTGCGGAAAAACTTTGGTGGTCCGAACCAATTGTTCAGCCGACCTAATGTTGTTTTCAAAAAAGGGAGTCCGCTTAGCTACTTCGTAAGTAGCCTTAAGTGCAGACCCAATGGATTCGATGTCGCGCTTGAAAGCGCGGATGTTATTTTGTGCTTTATCAATCGAAAATTCAAATTCGCGCTTTTTATTAACAACCTCATTGGCACTGCGACCCAATTCATCAATATTTTGCTTCGCTCGGCCGGTCTCGGCGGAGATAAATAGCGTAAGGTCTCCTAGAGATGCCACTACATTCCTATCCGTCTTCTTATTTTAACTGGATTGTTTTAGCGAAATTACCTTACTAAGGGCGGCGATTACATGTATGGGAAGTCTTGATTCCCTTGTTAATTTTGCAACTATATTTCCTGTTTCAGATTCAATTTCGGACATTTTGGTGTTTAGTGCAAATGGGAGCAGATCATCAATGGTTATCGTGCTAGGTTTTTTGTTTCCAGCGTATCCCTGCGCTATCTGTATAACAATCATTGCTAGTTTTGCAGTGGCAATTGATTGTATATTTGCGGATCGCTTTTCTTCTTCAAATACAAATTCAAGGACCCTAAACAGCTCCTTGAGTGGTGTTCGTAGAAATTTTGGTTTATCGTAGTCGTGTCCAAACCGGCTGGATCGAACCTGCAGATACAGGGTTGTAATGTCTAGGGGTTTTTGAGCTAGGTATTGCCGGTACCCTTCCAGCAAGGTGTCCGGATCCTTCTCCCCCTCGTTTATTTTCCCTGGCTGTCCTCTTCTGGCCAACCATTCCTTTCCCAATTAATAAACATAAAGATGTCATTCAACATCTTATTTGGAATTTGAAGGGTGTCTTCTCTCGTCCAATCCTTTATTTCAGTCCAGCTGTCATCCTGGCATAATTCACCGCGATAGCGAAGGAACAGTGTCGCCATCTCAATTTGTTGCTCAGTAGCGGTTGAACTCGTTTTTTGTATTTCCGCAAGTTCTTCCGCGTGCTCATACAGCACTTCGTTATCACTATCGGTGTTGCTCAGCAGGTCGAGCGCTTCCTTCACACTAATCTTCCGCCTTTTGGAAACGGATTTTGCAATCTTCAGGAGTGAGTATGTGTTCTGCGCCTGCTTTCGTGCAATATCTTCTACTCCTTCGGCTTCGCCGGCTACCAAATCCTTGTAGATCGGGAAGCGAAACGGCAAAATTTCGTGGTATTCTTTTTCTTGAAAAAAGAGTTTTGAATAACGGCTCATTAGTCTATGTAAAATGATGTGTCTGAAGCCACCAGTTCGGTGTCAATGTTTACCGCATTTGTTGGAATAATCACGGTTATTTTACCACCACCTTTTGAGTGTAATTCCATCTGCTGTGGTGCAAAAGGGGCGATATACACCGCCCCAACCTCAAGTAGGTCCCCTGACACAGTGCAGTTAATGAAGTAAGACCGGCTGTCCTCTGAGACGAGCAAGTCGTATTTCATCAGTACACTGATAATGCGCTAGTGCCATTGTCAAAAATACCAGAGTAGATGCGTCCACGGGATTGAAAGGTCCAGGAGTATTCAATCAGGCCATCAGATGGTGCTGCTTCAGACACGCCTGTGACGCAAGCCTGGAACATACGAGCGTGGTATTTGTATTTTGCGCTAGCATCAACACCCAGGAAAGTAAAGCACTCTACCCACACTTCCACATCGGGGTCGTTTTCGGCTTGAAGAACCAGAGCCAGGCCCTCATCAATGTCGGCGTTTGCTGTAAAGGCAGTCGAACTAATACTATTAATGAAGAAGCACGCACAAGCCAGTTCACCGGCTTGAGTTACACCTATAGAGTCGCGCCAGCCATTATCACCTAGCAGGAAAAACTCCTGAGAGGCGGGGGCGGGGGTAAATTCAGCACGGGTTGCACCTTTCAAATAATAGTAGGTGGTTAAACCAGTTGGTGCAGAGATTGCAGGGGATGTACCGCCTGCGGCTAGGCGTTTGCCACCAGGAGTATGGATCCGAACGATACGGTCCCGCCCCTTGGCAAATGCACTACCGGGAAGATTAGCCATTAGCTTCTCTCGGGTTGAATTGAGTAATCGGGGATAAAGACTTTCAGCGTTTCAAAGGAGATATCCGTTTGGGGGACATGCACCACATCCTGAATATCAGGAAACCACTGAAAGAGAAGCTCGCGCACCTCGGCTAGTGTCTGAGCCGTGTCGTAGCTTGTCAAATAGATCGGCCAACGGACGTCTAGAACTACCTGCTGCGACAAGGTGGGCTTGTTCACCATCTCGGGGACTTCATCAATTACACACTCGGTGCCGGTGATAGTCCAGTCCTTGGGAACTTGTTGCTGACCCCGTACCCATAGGGCGGGGGACGTAGATCCATCTGGAAGGTTATAATTTCCCAGTTTGAACCCTATTGCCGAGTTAATTAGACTGCGTATTTGATTTACACTAGCCATTTAACTCTCTCCTTAGTATAGTCTCAAAGTATTTTTTAGGGTCCACATTCTCAAGAGCTGTACGGGTCCAAGGACGGGGGGGCCATTCCCCACCTCCCTTTAATTTTGTCCCTTCGTGCACTTGAGTGGCATATTCGACAGGCCAGTTAAACTGATACCTATTCTCCCCTGCCGGTGTAACTGTTTGACTTGCTCGGAGACGGCCTGTGTCAACAATGTCTCGCACGCTGCCGTCATTCCACACCCACTTATCTGCAGAGATCTCGCTAGTATATTCAGCCGATAACCGATTTACCAGTTTTTGTGTTGCAACAGCGATGGCTTTATCTACTTTACTGGTGTCAATTTTTTGTGCTTTAGTCACAATCAACCACCCCTGCCGGTTTGCTTAAACACACCTCTAAAACCCTGGTGCAACGTTTTTCGTGCAAACAACAGCTCATTAGAGCCTATGTCTATTATACGCAAGGTACCCTCTATGCCATTCACTGTACAGTTAGCAATCATCCCTACCTTCACCTTGGAGCTGAAGATTGCTGGGGCTAATAGCTTCCCTTTGCACTGAACAATGTTCTCGTCGATACCGCTCTTATAGTCTTGATTATTTAGCTCAAGCGCGACGTTGGCTACATAAGTTTCCGTTGTGTTAACGGGAACCTTATTTCCGGTGTTTGGATCCGTAGCGTAGGAACTGAAAACCGGGAAGGCTAGAGTTGCATTATCCCAGGGTGCGTAGGCTCCCATCAGAACGCAAATCCGATGTTGACGAGAGTGCGCTGAAGAATGTTGAAGGTAGCCCCATATGCAGTACTGGCGTAGCCTAGGCCGGGTGAACCGCCGGAGACTGCACCAATCTGTTGCCCTATGGCTTGAGTGCGAGAGGCAAGCAGGTGAGCGGCCAGATAGTTCACCCCGTCATCATGCTGCGTGCCCCACACTTCGCTATCGCAGAAGCGCTTCGCCTCAGCGATGGCCCCCTCCACCACGGGGGTTTCCAGGTTTGAAAACTCAGGGAACCGGGTAATAAATATGGTGGAGGTGACGGGCATCAGCCTTCTCCTTCAGTAATTGCCTTCACTCGCTTGGCAATGGCGTTCTTGATACGGATACGGTTTTCGGCAAAGTCCCACTCCTTGAGCAGGTCCAGATCAAAGGTTGCATCGATGGTATCAAGTGCCTCTTTCACGGGCATGGTGGAGAGACCACCGGTTGCTTTGACCGAGGTCTCCACCACTTCCACGTCTTCCTGCACAGTTATCGCACCGAGGCTGAGCAAATCCTTGACGACGGATATATCTTTGATTTTGTCCCACTGAGTGGGGTTAAAATCGCGATTTACACCCGACTTTAGTAGGATATACTCTGTACTTCCGGCTTTGGCACCGATCACGGAG